CGATCGTGGACCACGACGAACTGATCAAGGCCGGGGAGCGACCGAAGCGCTCGGTGCTGTTGGCGGGCAAGCCCGGAACCGGCAAGACGTTGCTGTTCAACGTCGCCCAGTCACTGCTGTTCGAGATGGGGTACACGGGGGTCACGCTCCCGCCCGGCTCGACGGCCCAGGACATGGCGAACGGCTTGCGTGTGGCTCGCAACTACATGCGCAAGGACGGCATCGTCGGGCTGTTCATCGAAGACATTGAGAAGATGGCCGACAAGGACCGGGCGCTCGCGCTCGACAACCTCGACGGCGCAGTCTCGAAGTCGGATCGCATCCTGATCATGATGACGACCAACTTCCCCGATCAGATCAACTCGGCGTTCCTGCGCCAAGGGCGCGTCGACGACTTCATCGAAGTCGGCCTGCCTGATCTGGAGGCATTCACCCGCTTGATCCAGTTGCGGTTGAAGGAGAAGTTGGACAAGGTCATCGACTGGGAAGCGGCCTTCGCCGCCTACGACGAGTACACGCCCGCGTGGATCGTCGGTGGTATGTCGAAGGTGATCCGTTCGGTGATCGCCCGTACCCACAGCGCCGACAACATCATCGTCACCACCCAGGACTTGGTCACGGGTGCGACGTTGATGCGGCGCCAGTGGGAACTGCAGGACACGTCGGCCAAGCGGATTCCGCAGCCGCCGTCGCTCGATGCGGCGTTCAAGCAGGCGGTGCAGGACGCCGTCGCGGACGGTGTCCGCGTCGACGTTCAGTCCGTCAGCCGCGAAGACCTGTTCGAGCAAGCCGCGAACGCCATCGACGAGAAGCTCGACGGTGCGCCCCTCCGGTTGAAGACCGAGATGGGCAAGCCGATCGAGGGCAACCTCGGCACAACCGGCTGACGCTTCATTCCACCTGGAATGGCATGGTGGCCCCCGGTCTTCGGACCGGGGGCCACTGGCCTATCACGGCAACCCACATACGAAAGAGGAAGCTAATGAACCACGAGATGATTCGAGAGGCGCACCAGCAGATGCGCGCCCTGAAAGAGCACTGGTGGCACGAGCACGACGAACCGGACCCTCCACCGGCCCTGTTCGTCAAGTGGCGTGACCACGAAGTCGTCAGCATCAACTGCAGCCTGATGGCGAACATGATTGCCCGCACGCACGAGAAGTTCCCGTTGCTGATGGAGAAGACGTGGGGAATCCCCCGCGACATGGGGCCGACGAGCGCCGTCATGCTCTACATGACGTTGGGGGCGCTCAACGACGGCGTGCCGCTACCGAGCGGAACCCACAACGGCACCGAAACGATGGTGCAGGTGCCGAAGGAAGTTCCGATGGAGCACATCCTGTTCAACGTCGAAGGCTGGGCGCGTGAAATCTCGACGCCCGGCTCCGACACGTTGGAGCAGGCGATCGAGGAAGCGGGCGACCAAATCCCCGAGCGGGGCGACATGGAGAAGGACTTCAAGAACAACCCGGAGTCCGATGTCAAGGAAACGATGACGACCTACATCGTCCAGACCGATCCGCTCGGTAACGCCGAGTGGTACCGGGCCGTGTCGATGTTCCACAAGGACGACGGCGGCATCATCGTTTGGCACGACGCCTACATCGACGACAGCGAACGTCCGAACGAAGGTCACGATGCGCTGATCGAAGTCATGAAGCAGTTCGTCCAGAGGGAGTCGCTCGCATGATCAACCGGGAAACGTACGTCGAACTCGTCCACGCCATGATGTACGCCGTCGCACGCGGTGAGTTGAAGATCGGTCAGATTTCCTCGGTGCTGTTCGCCTGCGCGCAGCAGGACACCACGGAGGAAGTCATCGACCTGACCACCGACGTGCGGCATCGACTGACCGACTGGCCGCACGAATCCAAGGGTCGGCTGATTTCGATCGAGTGCGTACGACTCACGTTCCAGTGCCAGAACATCCACGGTCCCTGCGATCGTGGACAGCATCAGGTGATGATGACGCGCATCATCGGGTCCAACACCTGGAGTCCAGAGAGCGTGGTGTCGCAGCACAACTTCGATCAGGTCGTACTGGAAGCGACGCAGGCGCAGCACAACGCAGGCGTCGACGGCAGCGACCCAGTCGACAAGTTCGTCGTCAGCCGCGCCAAAGGCTCGACGCTGATGGGCGCCTTCGCAGAGATGTTCGCCAACGAGGAAGACGAAACGATCGACAGCAAGATCGACGACTTCCGCGCCGAACTCGATGCCTTGTTTCCATCCAACCCACAACCAAGAAAGGAGGAAGGCCATGAGTCTTCGTGACGAAATGTCCCCGGATCAGTTGGCAGTGACCGGCAAGGCGCTTGACGTTCACCGTCAATCGCTGATCGGGAAACTCGACCGGTCGGACCTGCCCGCGCGTGAGCGCGAGCGCACGATGCAGGAAATCGAATCGTGCAGCGCGGCGGCGGCGCTGTTCCGGCGAGAGCACGACGAGTACCTGAGAGAGCAGAGAGTCGCGTCGTGAGTGACCCGGTGCTCATCAGCACCGAGCACTACTCAGATACGACCAACATGTTGCACATGTCCGACGAATCCGTGATCTTCGGATGCCGTTGGCCGGGCTGCAACTTCGTATCTGGCAACGCACAATCGGTGCCCTCTCACTACCGGGCGCACACAGGCCGGGCGGCACAGAAGCGTCGCGCGAAGCGCAGACCTCACCATGCCGAGATTCACAACGAGGTACTCGAAGCAGCACTCTCGTTGTTCGATCGCGTGCAGGACTTGATCGACAAACTCGATGCGTTCGACGCCGAGCACACCAGTGTTCGTCGGCAACTAGACGCAGCGAAGGTGAAGATCGAGGAATACCGCGAGCGCGAAGAACTCGCATCCGAAATCACCGACGACATTCGGGACAAGGCTGCGAAGTACGACGCGTTGATGGTGGTGCTGCGAGATGCCACGTCGTCGTAAGTTGCCGCCCGGCTACCCGACTCCACCCTACGTTCGTCCTCGTGGCCCGAAGCACGAGTGCGAACACTGCGGCGGGACCACACGCGCCGTCAAGGGCCAGTCATTGGAGCAGGCAATCGCGATCCACGAGGATGCCTGCCCCGGAATACACCGAATCAAACCCACAAGAAAGAAGGAATGAATGCCCGTCAAACTCACAGACAAGGAGAGGCGCGACCTACTCGCGCAGCAATCCAGAGCACGCGAACTGAGCGACACGTTCCTCGATTGCCGAGCACTCGGCCACGCGTGGCAGCAGTGTGCTCCCGACCGCAAGCCGCAGTTCGGAGAGTTGCAGGTATTCCAGTGCCTGCGCTGCCTCTCCATCCGTGACGACCTCGTGTCGTCGAAGTACGGCGAACTGCTGTCACGCGGTTACCGCATGGCACCGGGCTACTTGATGCCGGTCCCCGAAGATGGCTCCCGGCTGTTCAGCGCTGCGGCGCTGCGCGCCGAGCGTCGTCGTCGGTCGGCTGAGCGCACGTTCCCGACCGTCACCGAATGGCAGGCACCTGCCGAAGACATCACCGCTGCGTTGTCGCGGCGTCACACCCCACGATCCACAAAGACCAAGAACGGAGCTAACGCATGACCATGCCCACCGAGCGTGTACCGAGCCAGGAGAACACGCAGCAACCGGCCAGCCCACTGATGACGGTGGTGGCTGGCTACATCATCGGCAGTCTGCTGCACGGCGGACTCGACCTGTCGCTCATCTCGATTGATGCAGCGACCAACGACAACCGTTCAACGATCGTCGTGGAGGGCAAGCACAGTCGACAGCGACTGAGCATCTCCGTCCGCGAAGTTCACGAACGCTGATCGTCAGCTTTCAAGCCCCCGTCGTCTTCGGACGGCGGGGGCTTCTTCGCGCCCCGAAACATGCCGTAGCGCTCGTACGTCTGGAGCACGGCGCGCATCACACGGATCGTGGCGATCGACCCGAACAGACAGCCAACCACAAACGCCGAAGCGACTTGCAGATTGGCCCAGTCGATCGCGAGCACATCACGGCTGACCGAGCGACTCGATCACCAAGTCGTCGACGGTCGCCACGTCGGGCCAACCCTTGACCTGCTTGCCCGACGTGTTGAAGAAGCGTCCGGCCCACACGAGCACGTAGCGGTCGAACACGGCAGGGTCAGTGAGAGCGAACCGCTTGATGCCGTTGCCGACCCAAGCGGTGCCATTGGAATCGAGTGCAACGACGAGCACGTCATCTCCTTCTACTGGTGTTGGGGGTGGCAGCGGGCCAGGCGGCGTTGGCGGGACGGACGTGGCCCGCTGCCAGAGTTCGTCGATCACATCATCCTGCAACCATGTGCCCGACGAGTTCGCTCGGTGTGGCTGCCACGGTCCCTGCACAGCATCCGCGACAGCCGGGTCGATCTTACGATCAGGCGCCCACGACTGGTGTTCGCATATGTCGTCGGGCTGCAGACCGAGGCGCTCAGCCAGCGTCAGGCTGAGCGTGAAGTAGGCGTCGATCTGGACCTGCGGCCACCACTCACCGACACCGTCGTTGGCTGCCTCGATCGACACGGCGTGGGTGTTCATGGAGTCCTGGGGCACGACTCCACGCGTCGTGCTCCAGGGTCCGCCCTTGCCGTTGGTGTTGGTGGCGCCCGCCGCACATACCCACACCACCCCGTCGCGGTCGAGCAGTAGGTTGCTGATCGGTGCATCCGGGGAGCCGTAGCAGATGTAGTTCACGTCGTTCTCTGGCGACGTGGCACTGGCGGTGTGGTGCCACATCACTGCCCAGGGGCGATCGCCGTCGAATCCTCCCGAACTCCTGGCACGATGCTGCCACCCATCGACTTCGACAGTGACGAGGCCCGCCGCCCGGCACCAGTCGGCCAACTCGGTGAGGTACCTACTGCCCACGGTCATCCCGATCGTGAACGAAGCTGAGGTCTTCGATCAGTTGCGTCACCCGCAGTTCGTCACGCGCAGACAGGTTGCCCGTGTCACGACGTTCGATCCACGGCCTGAGCCGCTGCTCCATGTCCACGATGAATGGACGCCAGCGGCCGGGAGCGTCGGCGCCCTGTAGTGCGTCGAGCCGTTTGAGCAAGTTGTCCACCTGAGCGGCAATGGAATCAGTTGCATCCCAGGCGTCTTCGGGTTCGTAGTCACCGAACTCGCTCACAACACCAGCCAGGCGAGCGCCAGCACCGCGAATCCGGCAGCGATGATCGCCCCGTCGACGCCGTGCGCCAGCACCCGCATCACACACACGATGACGAACAGGATGAACGCCACCAGGAACAGCACGTCGGCCAGGTCGGCGTGACCTTCTGAGACAGTTGCAATCATGATTACCCTCCAGTTGCGGCGAGCCGCTTGGCTTGGTCGACAGCATCGAAGTATCGACTGCGTGCGACCGACTGCTGCTGCTGCTCGCTCAGCGTGCGCACCGGAGCACCCAGCCAGAACCGAGCGTACGCCTCAGCCAGTCGCTGGTTCTTGCCTTGATCCTTGCCCGACGTGAGCAGCCCCGGCACCATCCGGCTCTGGCGCTCCAACGGCGGCAGCAACGTGTTGAGCAGGTTCATGGCCTTGTCGTCGATGTACCACTCGCCGTTGCGACCACGCCGCCCGGCTCCGAAGATCGAAGCGACCGCCGCCAGCGGCGCCCCCAGGTTGGTGGTCTGGCTCACGTCGGTGTTCTTGTAGTTCTGGCCGGTGAAGAAGTCTTCGCCCAGCATGTACTCGAACGGTGCAGTGAAGATCGGGTTCACGTCCGACAGTGCCTGGCCCATGTTCTCGCCCCGCAGCGGCGCCGTCATGCGCAGGATGTCGTCCTGCAGCCGCAGGTGCGGCAGGTCGGGCTGAGCCAGGATCGGCATTCCCTTGTCGGCACCGGGCAGCCAGCCGGGCGTGGTGAGGCCGGTGTTGAAGGCACCCGCGTTCTGCATGTACTCGGGCGTGTCTTCCGGCAGCGGACTGGCGTTCTGGAAGTTGCGCACGAGCGACTGGTAGCGCAGGTACATCTTCGGCTCCATCCACATCTGCGTGAACTGGAGCGGGATGTTGCGCGACGTGAACGTCCAGAACGGGATGATCCGCTTGGCCTGCTCGTCGAAGTTCGAGACCTGGCTGTAGTCGAAGTGGACGCGGGTCACTGCCTGCAGGGCGTCGATCGCGGTGCCCCCATTCCGCGTGGAATGGAGCGCCAGGCTGAGGCGTGCCGGACCCTCAACCCATTCCTGGCCGAAGCGCTGGCTGCCACGCGTCAGCTTGTTGGCGAAGATGCCTTCCTTGATGCGACCACGTGCGTTCGCCATCTCGCCCACGCCGGACTCGAAGAACTGACCACCCGTACCCGATGCGAAGGCGGCATCGAAGGCGTCGTAGGCAGCCTTGTCGGTTTCCTTCAACTTGGCGAGCCAGGCGATCGGGTCGTCCTGCGCACGGAACTGACGCCACAGGCGCAGCCCCTGGAACTGCTCGCGAGTGGTGACACCCTCGGTCCAGTTCATGAACATCGCTGTCAGCGCGTTGCGGATGTGGAAGCCGGGGCTGAGGGTGGCGTAGGTCTTGAAGAAGTTGGTCCACGTCGTCAGCAAGCGACCGAACGTCTTGGCCTGCACGCCCTCGCGAATGTTCAGGTACATCTTCATCGCGTCACGCCGGACGACGATGTCGCCGCCGTCCCACAGCAGCTTCAAGCTGTCGGCCACCTGCGCCGTGAGCACCGGAGCCAGTTCGCCGTTGTTGGCCTTCTTGATGATCTGGCGGGTCTCACGTGCGGGCAGGTCGGTCTTCTCGGTGAGGTCGCTCAACTGCTGGCGCAGGCTGTGCAGCACCGACTCCATCTTGTGCATCTCGGGATCGTCACCGAGCGGATTGGCAGCGACCAGCTTCTCCAGATCGCTGATCACGCGGTTCATGGGCTGCGCCTCGTAGCTCGGCATCTGGCCCTTGCTGACCAACTCCAACTTGGTCGAGAACGCCTTGGCCTCCCGCTTGGTTTCCTCCACCATTGTCGAGGCGCGCTCGGGCGAGGCGTTGATCCCCTGCATCTTGTCGGCCACGACCTTGGACTCGGCGCGGGCCTTGTCCAGATCGTTCTGCGCCATGCGGTAGGTCTCACGAGCGCGCCCCGCCTGGTTGTCGATGCGGTCGAGCGCGCCCTGGTACTCGGCGGTGTTGCGCACGGCGCGCTCGGCCTGATCACGCAGCAGCCGCGTCTTCTCCATCGCCGCCGTGCCTTCGCCCAACACGTTCTCGGCCAACGGGCCGGTGTCGCTGGCGACCTGGGCGAGTTGACCCTTCACGTCACGCAGTTCGCCACGCACGGCCTCGATCTGCGGCACGCGCTTCAACTGTTCCTGCGCTCGCTGAATCTTGGGCAACCGCTCGCGGGCATCGAGCCTGCTGCGCATGTCGGCCACTTCACGATCGAGGTTCTCGAAGAACGGCAGCCGACGAGGCGGCTCGCCCGCCGCGGGCTGCAGCGACGCCAGCTTCGCCTCCAACTCGTCGACCGTCTTCTGCGCCTGACTGGCGTGCTCGGCCAGCGCCTTGTTGTTGTCGAGGTACTTCTGCAGCCGCTTGGCCTCGCGGCGCAGTTTCAGTTCCTCGCGTGGCATCACATTGGGCGGGCCTTCGATGCTCTTGCGCAACTCGGCCAGTTGCGCCTCGCTCTCCTTGATCGCCTGCTTGCGTGCGGCAATCTCGGCGGCGGCAGCGTCGCGCTCGGCAGCCAGGCTCAGTTGACGCTCGGTCGGCTCCTGGCCCTTGGGCACCTTGGCGGTACGCTCGTAGAGCGAATGACGATGCTCCAACCGAGCCAGTTCTTCCTTCGCTCCCAGCCGGGAGCCGTCGCCGTTGAGCGCCCGTTCGATGGCGTCGGCCTGACGTGCTGCCTCGTCGGCGGCACGGCCCGGCAGGCGTGACGGCTGCCCCGCTTCCTCCAGCCGAGCGGTGACTTCGGCCAGGCGCTGCTCGTTGCGCACGTACTCGCTGATCCGTGGTGACTCCAGGATGCGCCGCGCCCGGCCGAGGCGGGCCTGATCGGCGCGCTCCAGCTTGACGGCCTTGGGCGCCTCAGGCGTTGCGCCGCGCTGGGCTTCCTCACGCGCCGCCTGCTCGAAGTCATCGAGTTCGCGCTTGGCTGCCTGCCACTGGCTCTCGGCCCCCTGGATGTGACGACCGAGTTCCTCCTGGGCGTCGTAGTAGCGCTTGCGGGTATCGGCTGCCTTGGTCAGCCGGTGGTTGTTGATGCGCTCCTTCAACGTCTGCGACTGGTTCAGGTCGTTCTCGGCGCTCGTCCGCAAGCGGTCGGCCTCGGCCTGCATCCGGCGACGATCAGCCTTCATCCCCTCGATCTGATCGGCCTGCTCGCCCGGCGTCGCCCGGTCCAGCTTCATGCGCGTGCGCTGAGCCTCGTGCTTGTAGTGGTCCAACTGCTTGCGTAGCGCCTCGACCTGCTGCTTGTTGCCCTGCTGGACGGCCTCGTCGTACTGGCGCTGGAGGTCATCGACCTGCAGATCGAGTTGGTCGGCGCGCTCGTCGATCTTGCGCAGCGCCTCCTGGTAGGCGTTGGTCA